TAATATGCACGATGGTCATGGGGTTGTGCTGGCCCGGACGGTTGATGCGGGCGTTTGCCTGCAAGTAGGTCTCAACAGAAGTCACCGGGGCATACCAGATGATGGTGTTCGCCGCCGTTAACGTCAATCCGTGGGATGCAGCCTGTGGCTGGATGATAAGCACGTAGGGGTCTGGGTTGTTCTGGAACCGCGTAACTATGTCGCTACGCTTGTTTACCGAGACCTTGCCGTTGATAACGTCGTTGCTGATACCGTGCTTGTCGAGCGTAGCCTTGAGCAGCTCTATAGTGTGTGTGAAGGGCACGAACACCAACACCTTGTGGCTAGACTCCTCGATCACCTCAAGGACAGCGTTCAGGCGGTTGCTAACGTCGAACTCAATGACCTCGCCAGTATCCGTATAGACCGCACCACCGCTGATCTGTAGCAGCTTGTTGATGTTAGTGGCTGCGTTGACAGCGGTAACGGACTCCCCATCGGCTACCATAGTCATCTTATCCTTAAGCAGGCTGTAGTACTTGGCTTGCTGCGGGGTAAGCGGCGCTTCGCGCTCTACGTGGGTAACGGGTGGCAGGTCTAGGCACTGGCTGCGTTCGAACCGGATAGCGGGCTGGAGTACCTGATGTACCGTATCTTGTGATCCCGGCTTGGCTACCCACTTGAACTGGGTGACCTTATACATAACCTGATCCCGGAACTGGCCGTAGTACTTGGGCGTATTGTCTGGGTTCACCAGCTTGGCTAGGCCGTAGGCATCCAGTGGAGACTGCGCCGCTGGCGTACCGGTAAGCATCCATAGCCCCTTAGCTGCGGCGGCTACGTCGCGCAGCACCTTCCAGCGGTTGGTCATGGGGTTCTTGTAGGCGTTAGCCTCGTCCACTACGATCAGGTCGAAACCGCCATTGATGATCTCGTCCTTGACCACGGCAAGCCCGTCAAAGTTAATGACGACGAAATCCGAGCCAGCCGCGATGATCTTCTTGCGCTGCTTGGCATCCCCGTGGGCCACCGAACAACTGCGGTGCATGGCGAACTTGAACATATCCTGCTGCCACGCCGACTTCATGATGGACAGGGGGCAGATGACTAGCACCCGCTTGATCCTGCCCAGCTTCATTAGGTAGTCGGCAGACCAGATAACAGATGCAGTCTTACCTGTACCCTGCTCGTTGAAGCAGAATGCCTTGCGGCGGCGGGACAAGAAGTCAGACGTTTCCTTCTGGTGGGCAAATGGTTTGAACTTGCCCGTCCACGTGTAGTCGGTGAGGATGGTCATTTTTTATTTTTCCGTTCGGCCTGTTCTATATAGTCAATCAATTGCCACCCCGTTATCCGCACTTGTTCTTTCCACCCTTCTCTACCACCCGGTACTGTTATGAACGCAAGTTGGCCTTCCAGAATCAATCGCCGCGCTTGGCGCAAAGTCATGCTTAAAGCATGAGCAACCTCATCAATTGAATACAAAGGGTTGAACAATATATTCCGTACGATTTGCTCCTTTGCCCCCTCTGCCTTAGTTGGCTTCGGGTCCGGGGCGGGTTTTTTATGTGTCTTGTTCCATAGCGGCTGTTCTGCAATTATTGCTTTGCGCTCCGCATCCAAAGCGGCATTTCTATCCGTGTACTCTTCGACTTCTATTTTGCCTATATGGTTAAACCATTCAGAATAACTCCTGTGTTGGGCTAGTCTGGCAACCGCGTTAAGCGAAATACCAACATACAAAAGCGCCCCATCCTTATGGTAGTGCCTATATAGTTGGGTTGTTGTTTCGCTCATTTCTTCTTCCTCTCGCGCTTGCTCACCTCAGACACGAGGTTGTGCTTGTTGTCTCTCTTGAAGGAGCGATTAGCCGACGCGCTCTCTACACGCACGCCGTCTTTGTTGGAGCCGCCCTTATCCATAGCTACGATATGGGCAACGTCCTTACCGTCACCCTTGCTAACCTTGCCAGCCTTCATCAGTTTATTGCGGGCGGCGTTGCGGGCTACGCGGTTCTTCACCTGCTGCGGGCTGTCTTCATACTTGGCAGCGTTCTTGTACTTACGATCCTTGGGGTTCTTGTACGGCATTAGATGTTCCTTTCACTTCATAATCTTTTTTGACAAAACCTTCTTTACTTCCGTGAACAAACGTAGAGCGCACCCAAACTGTTTTAGAGGCAAGCCTTCTTATATGCCCCCGCCGTAGATGGCTTCGTTTACCTTCGCCTGTTCCTGTGTGTTCGTGCGGACTGTCCCAGACTTCCCCACCGATAGACAAAACGTGGTAGTCGTAAAAACGATTTCTACCTTTAGTGATAAGCTTTTGCCTTAGTTTAGACGGAGACTCTACTTTATGTATCGTTGTGTCGTGGACACTAAGCAATCTATACATATCCAGCAGTGTGTGCGCATCCACGGTAGCGTTTTCCTCTGCTTCTAGTTTAATCCTGTCCTTGCTATACCCCGTAAGCTCGGCGGTTCTGTTTATAGCATGTTGGGTAGACGGGTCCTTGTGGATACCCATACACAGCCCCCGCCGCTCAATAAATGTAACCCCGCTCAATATCGGTGTTGTCTGCCATAGACCTATATCTGGTTGGTAAATGGCGGTGTAGAAATTTATATCGTGTGGACGGTCTTTTACCTCAACAGCGGTAATTATTTTGTACCCTCTTTTTCTTACCATGGCGGACCTGTAATTTTCGTACGTTCCAACAGTCTCAATATCTCGGTACTGGAAGTCAGTCTCGCTAAGTATGGCTATGGTCGGGTAAGGAATATGAATCGGCTCTCTAAGGTCAGCTTTGTTTATTACAGAAGCACTTAGTTCCGGGACGTAAAACTTTGTCGCGGTGTCCAGCATTTGGTCCCACGCGATAAACGCTGCGTCTAGCTCGGGAAATCGGGCGTCCTTAGCTTTCAACTGCTGCGACAAGGAGTGAAATAGTTTCCAATGCCCTTCCTGTTTCATCACCGCTTCCTGTAGTGTTCACAACTAGTTACGGGGCACCAGCCGCATAGCGGCCCGGTCTTGGCATTCCAAACACCCGACTCATGGGCACCAGCTAGGCGCTCCAGTTCATCGCTAAAGACTTCAATATAAGCATCGCGCTTCGCGGCATCGTGGGTCTTCTTGGGAAACGCTTCGCAGACTACATACGCTAGCGCCGACTTAATCCTCTGAAGCTGTGGGAAGTGCAGGAACGCAGCGCCCGCCAGTAAGTCCAACTGCATAGTGTCTGCGTACTTGGCGCTCTTGCTGGTCTTGTAGTCCACCAGCCACCCCCTACCACGGTCTATAATGAGCAGGTCGGCAATGCCGCGCCACCACACGTCCTTGTCGAAGAACCCGCAGGGCTCGTAGCCAGCGTCCGTCTTCTTGACACCCAGCTTGAGCTCCGTGTGCTTCTCGCCGGGGATATTGTTAAAGGCAGCTACGGTAGGCTCAATGAACTTGAACTTGGCAGGGATCGGGGTGCCGAACTTGATGTAATCTTCAGCGGCCTTATGTACTTCCTGTCCGTAGACCGTGGCATCGCTGCCCGTGTCCTTAACGTCCTTGGCTACCTTAAGGTGGTAGTACTTCTTCGGGCACTGGTCGAAGGTTTTAATGCTACTGTAGGACCACGTAATCATGTGTCTAACAACCAATTCCCAACAATAATAATCGTGGCCCAGAAGCTGGAACTAACCAGTATCAATATCAAGCAACCACTAATACCTAATGGTTGCCCAAGCTCATCACGCTGTCTTGGTTTTTTGTTCATCTTGTCTGTATCCTAAAACGGCATCCACCAGCCGGGTCCCCCATATACGGACCATAGAAGACCGAGACATTCCGCGCTCCGCGCTGTACTGCATGAGCTCAATGCTGTCCTTATGGTGTGCTATATAACGCTCTTCGTCTAGGCGGCGAGCCCAGTCCTGCATGGCTTGCGTATCGTTTACGTCACGATCCCTGTTCACCCGTTTGTGTTTCAGGTCCCGCAAGTCTTTCAAGTAGTTCATGGGCGTATTGCTCTTACTTTGCTTGGTGTTTCAATTCGTTCCCCGGCAGGGCGGTAAGGCCAACCGTGGGATGCTTTAGGCGGGGGAGCAGGATACCGCAGACCCCACACGTTTTCCACATATTGTGTATCCGAACCCGCCATACTCCGCAGGTTGCTCAGTACTTCTCTAGCTGTTTCCAACATCACTATCCTCCTGACATTCGCGTAGTACCGCAGCGTAACCGGCGATATCAACTGCTGAATCCTCGTGGCCCGGTGTTTGAACAAGTCTAGCCAGTTTAACGGCTACCATGCAGCAAGCAACCTGTACCGGGGTAACAGGCACCCCGAGACAAACAGCCCAAAGGGCCGCAATCCTGTCCATGTTCTGGTTCATGGGGCCATACGTTAGCCCCCGCTCCTTGATAACTTGGCTGGCTTTGAGCAGCATGTCCGATCCGATTGTCATTTTACTTTCCCCGGGGGTCTTGGCGCACCAAAGTCACGATAGGCTTTGCGGCAGTGCTCTTCGCAGTATGGGTAGTTCTCTAATTTCTTACCTGTGCAGTACATAAATCTGTCCGTATAGGGATCACCCATAGGCCAGCGGCAGTCGTCAGCCTTAAGCGCCATAGTGGCGGCGCACACGTCACCCGCAGGGACAGTCTCGTTCACAATAGGTCTAGGCGGTATTGCCTTAGACATCGTCGTAGTCTTGCGCGAACCCTTTAGCTTCGACTTCGCAGCAGGTTGGGCAGACTTAACCCTCTGTATCCTCTGCCTAACCGGTACCCGCGCTGGCTCCCCCCGGGGCGTTAGCTTCAGCCTATGGGCCTTACCAATAACTGCGTTCCTAGTCGCACCAAGCTTGTCGCCCATACGCTGCGCGGTCCACCCTTCGGCCCAATACCGTTCAAGCAGGGCGATCTTCGCCGGGGTCCAGAACGGGGTCA